TGGATTATATGTAGAAGCACAGAACCAGGAGATCGTTTAGTATGATTAGGTTTAAGAGTGTTAGTTGGCAGAACTTCTTGTCAACTGGCAATGATATGACTACTATTCAATTAGATAGATCGCCTACTACACTTATTGTAGGTCAAAATGGTGCAGGTAAATCAACTTTACTTGATGCATTGTCATTTGGTTTGTTTGGTAAACCACATCGTGATATTAATAAACCACAACTTGTCAATACCATTAACAATAAACAATGTATTGTTAAAGTAGAATTTCAAATTGGCGTACACGACTTTGAGATCGTACGTGGCATTAAACCAAATCTGTTTGAGATTTATCAGAATGGTAATATGATCAATCAATCTTCTATGGCACGTGACTATCAGAAGTTTCTTGAGCAAAACATTCTAAAGCTTAATCATAAGTCATTCCATCAGATTGTTGTTCTAGGTTCATCTTCATTCATTCCATTCATGCAGCTCCCGGGTGGGCACAGGCGTGACGTCATCGAAGATCTGTTAGACATTAATATCTTCTCTAAGATGAATACTATTCTTAAAGAACGTAGTGCTGTTATCAGAGAGAAGCTTAAAGATATTAACTACAATATCGATTTGATGAAAGAAAAGATTTCTATTCAGCGTAAGTATATTAAAGATATTACTGAGATGAACGATGAGCAAATCAAATCTAAGCGGTCTTCTATATCTTTATTTCAAACTGAGATAACTGATATGCAAGCAGCAAACAATGATTATTCTACATCGATTGAAAGTCTACAAGAAGGACTTAATGATCGTATGAAGAAAGCACATGATAAGAAACAATCGTTGATGCAGTATCAAGCACAGTTTCAAACTCAAATGAAGACTGTAGTAAAAGAAGCTAAGTTCTATGAGACTAATGATAAATGTCCTACATGTACACAAGATATTGATACAGCAATCAAGGAAGAAAAGCTAGAGTTCTCTAAGAATAGAGCAAAAGAACTTCAAGAGGGTATGACAAAGGTCGGTGAACAGGCATCGGTAATAGATGAAACTATCAGCGAACTCAATGATATTACTGATAGCATTAGAAAGAATACTGCTGGTATTACAACTAACAATCGTGACATTGAAAGGTTACAGACACAAATCACTAAGCTTGAAGGTGAGATCTCTGGATTAGAATCACGCGAAGGTGATTTAGGTCAAGCTAATGCAGACCTTGAAACTCATTTTGAGAAAAGTAATACTCTGACTGAACTAAAGTTATCTATGGTTGATGAACGATCATATAATGAAGCTGCAGGTGAAATGTTAAAAGATGGCGGTATCAAAACAAAAGTAGTCAAAGAGTATCTACCTGTAATGAATAAGTTAATCAATAACTATCTACAGGTTCTAGACTTCTTTGTAGCATTTGATCTTGATGAGAACTTTACTGAGACTATCAGATCACGTCATAGAGATACATTTAATTATGCATCATTCTCTGAAGGTGAGAAGCAACGTATCGATTTGGCATTGCTATTCACATGGCGTCAGATTGCACGTATGAAGAATTCTACATCTACTAATCTATTGGTACTAGATGAGACGTTTGATTCATCTCTTGATCATGATGGTGTAGATAATCTAATGAAGATCCTTGGTACTCTCGAAGATGATAGTAACGTATTTGTTATATCTCATAAAGGAGATTTGCTAGATGGTAAGTTCAGATCTAAGATAGAATTCATAAAAGAACACAATTTTAGCAAAATAAATGCAAAATAAACTAAATTAACTGTGTACATCCCTTTCAGATTGTGGTATAATGGATACATAAATTGAGAGGAGAGACTCATGATTAGTGAATCAAATATACTAGCTAGGTTACTTGCTAAAGAGAATATCAGCGTACAATACGGTAATTACCAAACCGCTTTCTTTGATGTAGAAAAGCGTGTGCTTGGGCTTCCATTGTGGAAAGATCGTGGCAAAGACGTACACACATTATTAGTTGGTCACGAGGTTGGCCATGCATTATACACACCTGCTGACGGATGGCATAGTTCTACTACTGAAATCCCCGGCATTCCTCGCTCATACATAAACGTTGTTGAAGACGTACGTATTGAGAAGCTCGTTCAACGTACCTATCCAGGTCTTGTCTCCTCATTTAAACGTGGATACGCAGTACTGAACGACGAGGATTTCTTCAAGATCGCGGAGCGTTCTCTCTCCTCATACTCTGTTGTTGATCGTATCAACATCAAAGCTAAGCTCCGCGATCTTGTTGAAGTTGAATTTACTGAATTAGAAGCACCTATTGTTGAACAGGTTATGGCTGTAGAAACATGGGATGACGTTATTAAAGCATGTAAAGCATTATATGACTTTATGAAGGAGCAGCAACAAGATGATGAGCAAGATGTATCGGCCAGTCCTCAGATTGATTTCTCTGATGAAGAATATGATTTCCCAACGGGTGACGATTCTTCGGAGGACGATTCTACTATGGACACTTCAGAGGCAATTGAATCGGATTCAGAAGAAGATGAAGCTGGACAAGAGTTGGTCAAAGCTAAATCATCCGCTTCCGAAGAATCCAACGAAGAATATAAATCCTCAACAAAAAGTTCAGAAGTAAATACTGATATTGATGTAGTAGAAACTGACGCTGCATTCCGTGAAAGCGAAGAAGATCTTCTTGACAAAGATGAGTCTGGAAGACAGCATCTATATACAAATGGCTTTTGTAAAGCTCAAGTTGATGCTTGTATTATAAAGTATGCTGATCTTAAAAAGGCTAGACTTCGTAAACTTGAAGAGCATTCAATTGATCCTAAATTACATGAAGATGAAGTTAAGTCAATTGAAGTTTTTGAGCAAGAGACTAAAGGCGTAGTAACTGTCATGGCTCGTGAGTTTGAAATGCGTAAAGCAGCATATCGTTTGCAGCGCGCACAAACTTCAAAATCTGGAACTATCAATGTAAATGCCTTGCATAGCTATAAGTATAACGAAGATATTTTTCGTCGTGTTACACAGCTAGCAGATTCAAAATCACATGGCATGGTTATGTTCGTTGATTACTCTGGATCTATGTCAAATGTTATTGGTAAAGTTATTCGTCAGGCAGTAGTTCTTGCTGACTTCTGTACAAAGGTTAGCATTCCATTTTCTATCTATGGCTTTACTTCTGTATACGGCGATCGTGAGAGCATTGGAAGTTTCCCTGATCATATCTCAGAGAAAAACTGTAGCATCTTTGAATTAATTAGTTCTTCCCTATCTAGAGCTGATCAGAAAGAAGCTCGTGAGATACTTCTAAAACAATCTGTTATTTTTGATACAAGTTGGAGATGTGCATTTGCATCAGATGCTGAGAACCTAGGATCTACTCCATTGTATGAAACAATTCTTTGTTCAGAGCTTATCATCAAAGAATTCAAAGCAAAGCACTCAATTCAAAAAGTAAATGCTATATTTCTTACTGATGGAGAAGGTGACAGCTTGTATACATATTCACCTTCTTATGATCATAACGTTAGAACATATGGAAGTGCACTTGCGATTAAGTTTAATAACAAAATCGTTAAATCAAATTCTCGCTATAGTGTTGGTTCTAATCTACTTACAGAACTTAAAAATATTCCCGGTGTATCCGTTATTGGTTTCTTTGTATGTAAAGATATGTACGAATTCAAAGGACAAGTTTATAAAACTTATAGGTATAACGATAAAATCACCACAGATGAAAATATAGCAGATGCTAGAAAGGCTTATAATAAAGATAAGTTCTGGTCAGCAGACAATACATTAGGATATGACAAATACTTTATACTAAAAGGACATTCATTAAATACTGAAAATGATGAATTATCTGTAACACCACATGCTACAAAAGCTCAGATCACAAAGGCATTTAAGAAGCATGCATCTTCAAAGAAAGGGAATCGTGTACTTGCCACTCAGTTTGCTAAGCTGGTGGCATAGTGTGACATTAATGTTACAATTAAAATAAAATGAAAAAAAGTGAAATTAACTGTGTACAAAGGCTTTAAACTATGGTAGAATGGTACCATAATAATTGAGGAGACAGTTATGACTTTACGTGAAAAGATATCAGAATACATGGGCTTTGCCTTTATCGCTATATTCGCTTTAGGATGGATCGATGTTGGCTTTGGTCCGCAATACACTTGGTGGAACCTGATCTCATACCTAGCTAACTAAGAGGATATATATTATGAACTTGATTGAAAAAACATTATCGACTACACTTGCATCACGCTTTGCTGATCAAGTAGAATTTCGTCCAGCACAGGTTACAGCAATTGCTCGTGAACTTGGCATAAAAGATGGCGAAGCATATAAATATACTACATCGTTCCCAAAGGTTCGACGTGGTGTATATAACTTAGAGTCAGTAGTAGTGCCTCTACGTCAAATCCCTAATAGCGAGAAAAAATCCGTGGCAAGTGCAGTACAGTCTATTGTTAACAACGAGATCTTTGTACCAGCAAAAGACCAGTATTATGTCCCTTGGGGAAATTCAAAAGATGTAGAAATGATTGTTAAGTCTGGATCATTCTATCCTACATTCATTACTGGTTTATCTGGTAATGGTAAGACTACTATGGTTGAGCAAGCATGTGCTCGCACAAACCGAGAGTACGTCCGTGTTCAAATCACTCCTGAAACAGATGAAGATGATTTGATTGGTGGCTTCCGCCTTATTGATGGTGAGACCGTTTTTGCAAAAGGTCCTGTTATTAAAGCTATGGAAGCAGGTGCTCTGTTGCTGATCGATGAGATCGACCGTGGTTCAAATAAGATCATGTGTTTACAAGGTGTGCTAGAAGGTAAGCCTATCATGATCAAAAAGACTGGTGAAGTTATCAAACCTGCTGAAGGATTCAATGTAATATCTACTGCTAATACTAAAGGTCAAGGTTCTGAAGACGGCCGCTTTATTGCAGCAACTATTATTGATGAAGCTTTCCTTGAGCGTTTTACTATTACACTTGAACAGCCTTATCCTTCAATGACAATCGAAAAGAAGATTATCATAAAGCATATGGATAAGTTTGATTGTAAAGATACCGACTTTGCCGATCGTTTAACTCAATGGTCTGAGACTATTCGTAAAACATTTGAAGACGGTGGAGTAGACGATATCGTATCAACACGCCGTTTGTGCCATATCGTACAAACGTTTTCTATCTTTGATGATCGTACTAAATCAATCGATCTTTGTATTAGTCGCTTTGACAATGATACAAAAGAAGCTTTTAAGGATCTATATGCTTTGATTGATGATACAACATCTACAGAAGATGAAAGCTCTGAGCTTTCTAAACATGGTGCTTATATAGATAACATTCTTGATAACGCAATTTACTCAACAGAAGGATAATAATGGAATACAAGTTTAATGAAGATAAACTATTAGAGGAGTTCACTGAATATGTGAACTCCACATATAGTCAACATTATGGACAAACTAAGTTTCAAGCAAATGAAGTAATTGTTGATCGTGGTAACGGCATTGGTTTTTGTTTAGGTAATGTTGATAAGTATCTGCAACGATATGGAAAAAAAGGAGATGTAACAGAGCATCGAAAAGATCTGTTTAAAATTTTGCATTATACATTAATTGGACTATATGTGCATGATAAAGAAAATAACGATGTACAATAGCTTAAAAGTGTGGTATAATAACCTATATTCATTATGGAGAAAGTATGAAACTATCGAATGAAACAATTGGCAGTCTTAAGAACTTTGCCGCAATCAACAGTCAGATTGTTCTTAATCCAGGTAATGTGATTAAGACTATGTCTGAATCTAAAACTATTTTGTCGTCAGCAACTGTTGCTGAAGATATTCCATCTCAGATAGGTATCTATGATCTTCATGAGTTCTTAGGTGCACTCGGCATGTTCGAAGATCCTGAGTTAACCTTTGATGATGAGTACAAATCAGTTAAGATCTCACAAGGTCGACAAGCTATTAAGTACTTCTTTTCTGAACCATCTATCTTGACAACACCTTCTAAAGATGTTGTTATGCCATCAGTTGATGTATCATTTACATTAACACAAGAAAATATGGCGGCAATTCGCAAAGCAGCCTCTGCTTTAGGTATAAATACTGCAGTAATCACTGGTAAACCTGGAGAGAATACAGCTTCAATTGTTGTTACTGATGTTAATGATGCAACATCTAACACATTTGAAATCGAACTAGATGGCTGCTCGAGAAGCGAAGAGGGCTTTAAGTTTGTATTCAATATCGCAAACTTTAAGTTTATCAATGGGGACTATGATGTTGCTATCACGAAAA